GGGTGACGACGTTCTTTCTGTTGTAGTACCGGCTGGAACTTGAACAGCCCCAGTATTACTTGTACGCGGAGCAATAGCGTCAAAGTTATCGTCCATTTCGTTATATGTTAACGACGAACCTTTAGATCTTCTTGTCGTGATAGCCATTAGGTATTGTCTCCATCGTCGTTATAATACACTCCAACATATGATTTAAATTCGTTGTTATAGCCTGGGTTATATTCTATATAGTCAAAGGCTGTGTATTCAAACAATTCTCTTTCTGCTTCTGTTAATGGCTCGTTGATAACTTCTATTTGTGCAAGCAAAGCTGCTTTGGCCGCTGGATCAGTTTCAGCAGCATATTGGGCTAAGAGTGTTGCGTAATCAGGATTTGCCATAATCCTATTTATCCGCCGGCAGTAACCTTGGTAGAGCCAGTATCTGCAGCATTTGCAAACCAACTTCCATGCCCGCTCGTGGCATCACCAGTTCTATGAACAGCGTATCCACCTGCAGTTACTTTTGAGGATCCACCTACTGCATCATCGCCACAAGCTGTGGATCCTCCAGTAGTAACGGCAAGGCCACCTTCTGCGGTAACCTTGCCTTGTCCTGCGACTACGTATTTAGTTTTATGTGAAGGGTTTGGAGTCGTACTGAAATGTCCAATATGACTATCAATCCCAGCTCTTATTACTGCTGGCACATCAAGCTGCCTCTAATAGTTGTTCCTTTGCTAATATATATTCTTTTACCAATCCTGATCTTACAATATCATTAACAGTAAAGTTAACAACATCAAAAGATGGAATATTATTTAATACTCTTACAAAATCGTATAAGCCTGATATATCAGCTCTATTTCGTGATTGTTGTAAGTCGTCTTGCTTTGTGTCTCCACAGAAAATAATCTTTGAAGACTCTCCTACGCGTGTAATAATCGTATCAAGTTCGTGGTATGTCATTGATTGGCATTCGTCTACAATAATAATTGAATTGTCGAATGTTAAACCTCGTACAAATGATGAGGTCATAAACTCTAACATACCTTTCGTTTTTAGTATTTTATACGCATCTCCTCTTCCGAAGAGATCGTTTGTTATATCATTATATGGACCTTCAAAGACTTCTTCTTTTTGAGCCTTCGATCCAGGCATAAAGCCTTGTTCGCGCGTCTGAACTGCAGATCTAATTATGACGACCTTTTCATACTCTCCTTTCTGTAGTACATCATTGAGTGCCAAGTATGTAGCACACATTGTTTTTCCTGTACCTGCTGTTCCGATGGCCGCGAGGTTGTATCCTTGTTGATAAGAGTCAAACATATGAGATTGAGTCGGTGTTAATGGTTTTATTTGACGCATTGAAAACTTAGTGTTTAAAATGCCTACCATGTGATCCATTTCTCTTTGTTGTCTGCGCTTTTCTTTACGAGATAGTCTACGCTGTTTTTGTGCCATGAAACCTCCTGTTGACTCCCAACGGAGTTAGAAGTCATTGATTGTTGATTTAGTTTTTCTAGAGCCCGGATGATGGGCCTTTACGTTTTTCAAAACATCACGAAAATTATCATCTGGCTTACGTATGCCAAGACGAATCGGGTCAACGATCCCCGGAAACTGAGTAAGAATTTGTTTGATGTGAGGATTAGCTTGTAGGTATGGCTCGCGTTCGGCCATACGCATAGTTAGGTCAAATTGTTCATTTGTTTCTGTATTCTCAAAACTATAAGAGGGCATTCATTCTCCTTAATAAAAAAAAGAGGCGACGCTCAGGTCACCTCTTAAACATAATCTAAAAACCTGTTACATGTATTTATACGATGTATTCGTAAATTTCCTTCCAATTTGCAACTTTTTTAATGTCGTGATCGTTAAAATCTTTGTTATGATCGTGCTCGATTAAAAAAGAGTCAAGTCCTAAAGACATTCCGAGTACTGCATTTTCAGGTTTATCTTCAACCCAAACACATCCAGTGTCTTTGTATGGCAATAAAGCTTCGTCTTTATCGCCGCCACATTCAAGGCAGATAACTTCTTCAAAAACTTTTTTACCAAAAATAGCTTCTAGGTTTTTCCGACGAAGTTTGCCGGCATATTTGTCAGTTGACAAAGAAGTGATGCAATGAAATATAAAACCATGATCTTCATGGAGTTTCTTAACATATTTCACCGCATCACGGAAGGGAGTAAGCCAGCCTATTGCTGCTGAACAATTAAAATATTCACACATTTGTTTAGCTTGATCGTATGACATGTCAAATGTCTTTCCCATATCATACTCATTTTCTGCTATTGGATAATGGCCTCGAGCCGCCATCCATTTATAGAATGAATATTGCCAGTCAAGCAATACGCCATCACAGTCAACGAGAATCAGTTTTTCATTTAGTTTCATAATGTAATCCTTATATATTTTCTGATTCTAGTATAAACTATTTTACAAGGAATGTCAACCCCTATTTTTCATTTTGATCTAAATTAGAATATTTTTCTTCGTGTTTTAATTTGCGTTTATCTCTGCGTGATTTCATACGCTTTTCTTTACTACGAGATTGACGATCTTCATCAGCACCCCATTCATCGTCTTCCCACGATTCACGATATTCTTTGAAACTTTTAGCCAATTTACTTACTCCGCTATTAGGCCTGAAAATGCTTTGTTAATTGTTTTAGATGTTATACCTTTAAAAGGCTTTTTCTGTATACTATGATTTGCTAGCATATCTGCATCTTGATTATCTATATCTTGAAGTAATTGGATAAACAAAGTTTCGCGTTTTGATTGTTTTAAATCATCGTATCCGCCACCTTTAATAAAAATCTTTAAACGGCGAGCTTCTGTGTAAAGCAAAGTTTTAGCTTGATCTTCAAACTCGTTTTTATTCCAGGGTGGAGCACTATCTGGAATTAGCCATTCAACACGTTTATCGTAAGTTGCTTGTAGCACCATGCGTAAAGCTTGGTTGTCGTTCTTTTTAAGATAATCTACTTTTTCATCTACCTTAGTTAGTTTAGATGTTTTTTCGATAATTTCTGAAATTGATAGTTTCATTAGAAATCCTGTATATCTGTGATAAGGTTTTTTAGTTTTCTTTTGACAAAGAAATTAAACAGTTGTTCCCTGCCAACTTCTTTTTCTTGAGCGTATTCTTTAGAAATGTTTTCTTGATAATTCTGAGGAATTTGTGTCAAGTCAATCATCATTTTATTACGGTGATAACGACGAAGAGTTTCTTCATCCATCTCACTTGTACCTTTTGAAAATTGTTCTAAACGCTTTTTAGTCATAGGTTTTTGGCGTTGGCCAATTGCCAAACAATTATCAGGAGATAAGATATTAGGTACACCGTCACCAGTGTCACCCTTTAAGATATGCTCAAGGATATATTGTTCAGGGTTATCGTTACGTACCCAGCGCTTACGTACTGGATCGTATTGATCTACATTAGCAAAGCGCTGTAATTGAATATAATCTTTGTCACCGGAAAGAACGAGGAAGCGTTCTCCACCAGTATTCAATTCAGTACCTTCTTCATTAATGATTGTACCAATAATGTCGTCAGCCTCGAGATGGTCCATATGAATAACTTTGTAAGGAAAGTATTCCTTAAGCTCATTGCGAATAGTATTCATAACTTCGAATAAGTTATTCCAATCAAGCTCAGACTCATCACGAGACTTTTTACGATTTGCTTTATAGTAAGGATATGCTTCACGGCGCCANGTGTTTTTGCCGTCAGCACAAATTACGATCTCACCATAATCTTTTACGAACTTTTTACGATTAAGACGAAGGGAGTTTAGGAACATGTGACGAACTAGATTTTCGTCAATTTCCACGTTGTGGTGGTTACCAATGCTTGCGAATAGCGAAGCTAGGATAACCTGATTGTAGTCTACGAGTATAGCCATTTTGATTCTCTGTTATAATTTAATTTATAGATCTATTCTAATCTATATCTTCATCAATGTCAACCATTTTTTTCTCAAAATCTGCAATATTTAAAGAATCTTTTGCAAAATCTTGCAATGGATGGTCTACATCTTGTGTTTGTAAGTGTAAAGATCTGATTGCTTCTAAAACGAGTATCATGCTCGGAAAATATTTTTCCATATTTTTGGATAAATCACAGCCAGATCTGCTAAGTTCAGCGATGCATTGTCTCCATAGAAATTCAGAAATCTCTTCACTATAGCTAAGTTTATATTCCATCACTTTATCGTCCACCTCAGCTCTTGATTGAGGTGGACCATCAGTTTTAAATTTTGGAAATTCTATAATGTTATCTTTAGACACTGTCTAAGTCCTTTAAAAGCTTTTGCCAAGATGCTTCGAATGTAGGCATACTATTTCTACCTAAGTAAAATCTATCAGACTGAGTCCACTTATCAAAAAACTCTGGATTTCCATTTATAGAATCCATTAGTTGTTTTGCTATAGAAAACACAAAGCTGGCATGACGATTAATGTCTTCGTGATAATCGTACATAATACTAGCATTACATGCTGTTTCTGGAAGAGCCCCATAATTTGGATGAACGCAAATTACGCCAGATTTAATAGCTTCAATTAACGCGATACAAGAGGTTTCTTGCCAAATATTTGGATACAAAAAGACATGAGCTTTATCTAAAGCTTCAAGTACTTCTTCATTACTCTTATGACCATGATAAGTCATTTTAGGATGGGCTTCAATACGTTTAAATAAACCAGAGTATGGTTCATCTCTATTTTCCCAACCATAAATTCCAAAGCTTGAATACACATCAAGATGGATATTTTTATATTGCTCAGCGAGTGCATCAAAAATAGGAACCAACAATTCTAATCCACGATGTGGGGTGGTGTGGTAAATAAACCTAATTGTTTCTTGATCTTTTTGCCGAACAGCATACTCTTTTTCTACGGCGTTATAAATTACTGTACATTTTGAGTATGGGATTTGATAAAGCAAAACGTATTGATCTCGTTGCCATGCTGATACAAACACAAAGTGATCCCAATGTTTCCATCCGCCGTTTGCCAGCATATTGTTTTCTGGATCTTGTGCTAAATCGTGACAGTAAAAGATGTTCTTTACGTCTGTATACATTTCTCTACTGCGAGAAAAATGGATTGCATATTTTTCTAAAAGACGCGTAGAGACTGAGTCTAACAACCTTTTTCGCATCATTTCTGTACCGCCGTTTGAGTTTGTACTCAGCTCACTTTCGACGATTTTACCTTTGTAAATACAACTCATAATCTAATATTCCTTTTATTCCATAGTAATTATTTTTAAATCTCTTAGACAACTATATACAAGCGTTGTTAATTCTCCAGTTGGGTCCAAACGTATATAAGCTACTAACCTATCTATATATTGAAGTTCCATACCGTGATTTTTCGCAATTGTCATGCCTTCAAAGAATGTTTCAACATCATAGGGATTATCAAAAAATAGTTGTTTGGCACTGGTTTTTTTATTATTGTGCTTCTGCTCTGACATTACCTTCTTTCAAATACAAGTCTTCTAAAACTGAATGAAAATCTGTTAAGGTTCCGTTGTTATGGATACGATATGTTTTTACATTAAATTTGTGATTTAAAACATATTTTTTGTTAATTAAGGTTTTGTGAGAATTCACGTATTCGTGTACCACATTTCCATCAAAATAACGACGAGAGTCTGTAGAGTAATCCTCACCTTCTCGCGTTAATTGAACCAAAACAAAATTATTGGAACCAACTTTATTTATAACAGGAATCAATTCATCTACAAAGCCACCATCTGAAATAGCGTAGTCTTTGTTTAAATCAATTTCATCAGCGACTTGCCGTCCAAAGTAGTCAAGGCCTCGCTTAGGCTTAACTACTTTTTCTGATACATATATCATAGCTTCACGACATGACATATGTCCAAGATCCACGTGAGGAACTTCTTTTACAGTGCGATCATCATAGCGTTCCATAAACCAATCATAATTGATGCCAAAGTATTTTGCAGTTTCTTTATATAGCTGATACTTAAATGAAAGGTGTTTATAACCTTGATCTTTAAAGTAGTCAGCAGCTGCATCTTTACCCGAGCGAGGAGGGCCATTGAATAAAAATATCATGCAAAAGTATCCGATACTATATTCATAATCTCTTTAGAGAATGCAGATTTCCATTCTGTAGGTGTCATACCTGACAAAATAAACTCACGGTCTTCAGAAGTGAGGTAAGGCATTGCTTCATCGATTGAAGCATAGCCGCGTTGCCATTCGATATAATTTTCGGGATCGATGGGTATATCTTTGGTACGTTCGATTCCACTCAATACACTTTTACGTTTGATAAGCATAATATTCTCCAGACTGATTCTATATAAGATCTAATATAAACTATATTAAACCAAATGTCAACCGTTGTCAACTGATTTTTACACTTTTTACGACCAATTGTGCTCTTGGATGTGTTTGAGTTTGAAGTGGATTAACTTCCCAACCATAGCCACCTGCAATTTCTTGCATTTCTTTAAGACTGTATACAAACATTCTATTTGAATGGCTTTTACCTTGCCAGTTGCG